GAGGATCCACCTCCACCTCTGCCTCCACCTCCACCTCCACCTCTGCCTCCACCACCACCTCCACCTCTATCACCTCTACCTCCTCCTTTACCATCATCTCTATCATCTCCATCATCTCTATCATCTCCATCATCTTCTATAACACCATCAAATCCATTATTTTTTAACCAATTTTTAAATTTTTTCCATTCACTACCAAACCATTTTGATAATGAACCAATAATTTTTTTACCTGTATCTGTTTCATATATAATTTTATATATTTGTGAAATAAAACCATATAATGAAGATGTAATTATAATACTACCAACAGGATTTTCCATAGAAAATTCCATTACAGATATTACAACACCAAATAAAGTTTCAAAACCTGCTTTTAATCCAATATTTAGAATTTTATTGTAAAATTCATCTCTTGTTTTAGATTTAACTAATGCGTCTGTAATATCATTAGCAATTTCTCTTGATTTTTTTATAATATTATTTGTATTAGTAGATTGTTTAGATGGTATTTCTTCATCTAATGTATCAGTTATTTTATTAGTTCTTGTTAAAGAACCAATATTACTACCTCTTCCACCACGTCCAGCACTTTTTCTTTGTTCTCTTATATCTTTTTTCTTTACTCTTTGTCTAACTTTTTCTGCTTCACGACAGTTTCTAAACATTTCATCTACATCTAATTTACCTGTTTCACCTGCTTCATTCAAATAACGACTACAACCTAAACCAATAAAATCTTCATAAATATCTAATTTATCTATTTCATCATTTATATCTTTTATATCTTTAACATCAATCCATTTAGAATTTTTATCAATACTTCTTAATAAATTTCTTTCTTTTGTTTTCAACTTTACAGACATATAAATATATAAAATAAAAAAAAAATACATAAATTAGATAATATTATTCTTGTTTAGTAATTTTATTAAAATCAGGTTTTCTAACACAATCACAGCATCCCCAACAGCAAGTTAATTTTTCACATTTAGAATTTTGTGTGCTTGATATTATACTTACTATTCCGCCTATTGTAATTGAAGTTAATGCTACTATATCTATCGGTGGTGAAATCATATATTACTTACCAATATTTTTTTTAGCAAGTTCGTGTGATTGTTGAAAACAAAATCCTTCTAACATTTTCTTTTTCATATAATCTAAATGTTTTTTAGTATGATGTTTAGAATGTGTTTTCATTAATTCTTTTTGTGTTTTTGATAATTCTTTTCTTGGTTTAAATAATGGTTTCATTTATATATTATATAAAGAAAATTTATTTCATTAATGCTTTAACTTCGTTATATCCACTTGACCCTTTTTTAGGTATTTCATACTTACCTCCTTTATCTTTATTCCATTTTTTTAGTGCTTCCATCCAAGACATTTTTTTACCATTATCATTATTCATTTTTTTAGTTGAATGCTTCATATATATATTATTAAAGATAATTTTTTTGATTAATAATAAATTCTTTTTTAAATCCATTATATATTTTAGATTTATTACTATCTATAAACATAAAATTATAAGGAATTTTATATGTTCTGTCTAACATTTCATTAAAAATAAATTTATCACAGTGGATTAATTCATCAAAAATAGTTTGTAATTCACTTTTAGTATGTCTTGGGTCATATAAACACCAGTGAGTGATTTGACTACGAACTTGTCTTGGTAAATTATTTAATCGTTGTGCTATAATTATTACTGATACACTACCACTTTCAATTTGATTACCATTATCATCTAGTAGTGGTCTTCCTAAATGTCTATTATTTTGAAATAATTTTTTTACTACTTCATTACCATCTCTTTTTAATTCGTGGGAACAATCATCAATTATTAATAATGTTCTACCATCTTTATCTTCTTCATTTTGAATTCTATGTAATATATCAGGTAAATCATTTAAAGAACTATAAAAATGATTATCAGGTAATTTTGGTTTTTTATCCATAGATTTAATACTTGGTGATATATAGAAAACATTACTAAATCTTTTACAATATATTTTATTCTTACCACCTCTTTCAGTTAAACATCTAACTAAATTAGTTTTACCACTTCCACTTTTTCCTATTATCGCCATACGAAACCAACCTTCTTCTTTTCCTGGTAAAGGATTAGGAATATCAGGGTCTATTATATCATCACATTTGAAATTAAATTTTTTTATATCTACACTATCTTCTATTAATTCTTCTGTTAAAGACATATATTAATATAATAGAAAAAAATTAATTTCCACAACTCCATAAATACTTCATACTATAATAATTAGGACTTTCCTTATTATTTTTAGTCAAATTTCCTTGTTTATCTTTTATACCAGCACTACGAGAACAATAATTCTTTTGCCTTTTTTTATCATTATGATTAAGATTAGTAAATAATCCTAATGCTGTATCTTTAAAATGAGAATATCTTATATCACCAAAGTGAATTTTCTTACCACTTGGAGTTATAACACTATATTTTTTATTTTTAGCATTTGACTTCTTAAATTGTGGTTTCATAATATATATATTAGATTATATTTTTGGTATATCATATTTATCAACAATTTTTTTATCAATTTTTCTACTTGGACCACCTACTAATACACTACTATATCTACCAATACCCCAACTTTGAGGTGTTTGATTAGGTCTTGAACCACTACTGAAATACGCACCTTCACCTTTATCTTTTATTTCTTCTAACCCTTTCTTTATTTCTTTTTTTCTTTTTTCAGTTTTACCTAATTTATTTGCTATATTTGTTGTTGTTGCTGATTTTATATTTAATTTCTTTTTTACTTGTTCTACATAAGGACTTGGTTTAGATTTAAAACTATCAACTTTTTTTCTTTGTGTATATATACCTTTTTTATAATCACTTGTAGATTTATCTAACTGTTTTTTTTGTTTTTCTTTATCTTCTTTACTTAATGATTTTGGAATATATCTTTTTGGGTATTTTTTATCAACCATATATATTATATAAAAGAATATTTTGTTGAACTTTTTTTAATTTCTTCTAATGGTATATCAAATTCTTCTATTTCATTCCAAGACCACATACCATTATCCATTTTATATTTCATTTTTAAATAATTATAAAAAAATTTATTAACTTTTTCTTTATTACAACCTTTTTCAATTAAGTTTTTAATACATTTTACTAAAATTTTTGTATCACTACATATTCCAAATATAAAACAATTCCACATTTCGTCATTATGATTTTCAAATTTTTCATTATAATTTTCATCTAAATCTAATAAAGTTGATTTGTATTTTCTAAAATCTTTATTCAATAATTCTAATATTTTTGATTGAGTTTCAAACTCCATAAATATAATCATTAAAATATTTTTAAATATAATTAATTATAATCCATACGCTCTTAATATTTCTTGTCTTGTATATTTTCTTTGAGGAGGTGCTAATGATTGTGTTTCTTCAATTACTGGTTCAGGTTCTTTTTCTATTACAGGAATTGGTATTGGTTCTGTTTTTTCAATAACTTTTTTTGGTCTTCTTCTACGACTAATAACTATTTCTTGTTCGCTATCACTACTATCTTCTTCAACAACTATTCTATTCTTTTTTCTTTTTACTGGTTTTTTCTTTTTTACTGGTGATTGTATTTCTTCATCTTCTTCTTCTTGTTCTATTAATTTTTTTAAATGTTCGGTTGGATTTTTAACACCAAAACTTTTATTATATTGTTTCATTTCTTTTTTATCTTCTTTTTCTTGTTCTTTTAATTTCTTTTGTTCTTCCCTTTTTATTTTTAATTTTTCTTGTGCCTTTTTAAGTGCTTCAATTTGTGCTGGACTACGTGGTTTTTTTACTTTTGGTTTTTCCATCGGTTCTTTTTCCTCCTTATCATCTTCAATATCTTCAATAGAATTTACAGAGTTTTCAATAGGTTCTTCAATATTGGAAGTCATTATAATATATTATAAACATAGAAAATAATTTTGAAAAAAATAATCTATTGTAATATATATATGCCTATAAGAAGTTTAAATGGTGTAGATATGGGTATTCGTAGTCTAAATGGATTAGATAATATAAATCCTATTAGTGCTACACTACCACTTGAAATAAATGATAGTGTAATAAGTTTAAAAGGATTAAATAATATTGGTAGTGCTTCACAAATTATAAGAGTTAATAGTGGTGCTACTGGTTTGGAATATCATACATTAGAGGTCGTTGATTTAAATTCAGTTCAAACATTAACAAATAAAACATTATCTACTAATTGTAGTTATACTGGTAATGTTATATCAAAAACATTTTTAGACAATTCATTAGTAGATTTAACCACAGGTCAAGTAGTTCAAAATAAAAATTTAAGAAATTGTAGTTTAAATTATCAAAGTAATCAAATAACATTAATAGGTAGTTTTAATCAACAGGTATATATAGACGGGACACTTAATATTAATCAAAATAACGCTCGTGGTGTTATAAGATTTGCTAATGACGATAATAATTCAATTTATTTAAGACAAAATTTGCTAAATGCTAATTGTATGGCGTTTTATAGTTTTAATGATTTTAAATTTTATAGTGGAAATAACACAAATATCAATCAGGCGAATATGCCTTTACGGTTCGCTATTAGTCATACAGCTATAAGTATGTTAGTAAATACAATAGTAAATGGAACTTTAAGTGTATCATCAACATTAACTTCAGGTGATTTAACAGCAACAAGTTTAAATTCTAAAACTGTAAATGTATTTAAAAATAATGATAGTGGATTAGTAGAAATTTTTAAAAGTAATGTTGATAGTTCTAATAATAATGGAACTGCTAAATTAAAATTTACAATTGATAATATTAATACTTCTGCTGGTAGTTCTGTATTAACTAATATATGTGAAATGGGTATATTAGGAAATACACAATTATTTACATTAAAAAATCCTGTTAATGATATAGAATTTATAGCACAAACTAATATTAATTTAAAAAAAAATGATAATACACCAATAAATTTGAACTTTTATAAAGGAACTAATTTTACAAGTTTAGTAGCAAATGACGCATTATCCAGTAACATTACCGTAAAATTACCAACAATAGGGGGGACATTAGCATTATTAGCAGATGTCCCAAATATTTCTGCTACATCTCCTATAATTTTTAGTAATGATACTATTTCAATAGGAGGATTAACTGGTTTTGGGTTAGCTAACCAAGTAATTCAAGTTAATAGTAGTGGAAATGGATTTCAATATGGAAATTTACCAAATTTTTCTACTTTAATATTAAGTGCTACTGATATATCTACAAGTTCAATATTATTTAATCCACCGACTAATATTGGTAGTAGTTCAAGAAATGTAAATATTACAAGTGCTTTAATGTTTTTAAATGCTAATGGTGCTAATATAAAATTCTTAAATAATAATGTTGAAAAAATGGCTATTAGTGCTACTGTTGTTCTAGTAAAAAATAAACAGTTAATAACTAATAGTTCAACTTCAATTGTAGCTGATAGTCAATTACAGGTGAATAATTCAGCACAGAGTAAATTATTAATTAGTAGTGAAAGTGCTGATTGTTTATTAGCGTTTGAAACAGTAAATAGTTCTACCACACATACAGCAAGTATATTTTATAGAAACAACGACAGAGGTTTAGATTTTACTGGTTTTCAACAATATAATTTTCAAGTTGGAACAAATGATAAATTAAATATTACTGATACATTAACTTTATCAAAAAATAAAATTCTAGTTAGTAGCACTAATAGTAGTCTTGACGCTATAAATCCCAATATGGAAATACACCAAGCAAGCGGTAATTGTAATTTTTTAGTTAATAGTGGTAATGCGATAGCAAAATTATTTCTAAAAAGTGGCTCTAATTTTGGAACAATTGACTTTACAAATGTAGGTGAAAAATTAACTACTACAGGGATTAAAGTTTTTGATTTTAGTGTCTATGATGGTAATGTAACAAACAATACTAAACTTGAAATAAATAACACAACTATGACTGTGAATACAAATGTTTTTATACTGAGCGGAAACGGAGGATTTAATTTTGACACTACAAGAACAAGCGGAAATAGCACATTTGGGGCAACAGCTTATTCAGGTGGATATGAGTTTATCAATTCTAAAAACAAATTAGAATTTCCTAATTCAGTCAATTCTTTTAGTCCTAACAATAGTGGCAATGTATGGTGTCCGTTGTTGATGTTGAACTCAAATGTCATAAGTAATGTTGGTGGAGGTGGTATTTTAAACACTGGTGGTAATCAACGGCATTATGGATTTTGTATTGAAGAAACAAATAATAGTTTTAGAGCATTAGGGTTGTTAGCTAATAATTCGAATTCTTCCAGTGTTAATGTTGATAGTGATTGGGATATAATTGGCTTTTTTAAACCAGAAGCAAATCATAATTCTTTTAGTTTCACAGCCAGCCATAGATGCGTTAGCACAGACAAAACTTTATATGATATGAGGTATGTTGGCTTAATAGTTGAAAGCACAGGTGTTTATCAAGGATTAACAAGTGATTATGGTAAAGTAAGTATAGATGATGCTGTGCCGCAAGTAAGATTAGCAAGTAAAAAAAAATCAAAAAGCATATTAGGAGTTATTTCAAAATTGGAAGATGACAGCGAAAAGTCACGAACAGGTATGGAATTTGGTTATGTTGCTGTTTATAAAAAAGATTTGAATCGTATATATGTAAATTCAATTGGCGAAGGTGGATTATGGATTGTAAATACAAATGGAAATTTAGAAAATGGCGATTATATACAAAGTTCAAATATTGCTGGTTATGGTGAAAAACAAGACGATGATATATTACATAATTATACAGTAGCTAAAATAACTTGTGATTGTAATTTTGATAACATAAGCAGTTTATTTACTACAAGAAATATTGAAAATAATATAGCTGTTTTCGTTGGTGTCACATATCATTGTGGTTGACAACAGAAAAATTTTGTTATATATGTGGGTTTAATTATGATAATTTACACGCTATTAGTATTAAAGCAATTCAAGAATTATTGTTAGAAGTTGAACTATTAAAAAGTAGGATAAAAGTTTTAGAAGGCTCAATTTCATAATAAATATATAATATAAAAATATAATATGCCTTATCATAAATCAAAAAAAGAAGATAAACCAAAAATGATGATTGTTGTAATGAAAAAAAATGAAAAAATGAAACCAAAAAAAGAATTAAGCAAAGTTCAAAAAGATTTAATGAAAGAAATAAAATCCAAACATAGTAAAGAACACATGGATGTTATGAAAAAAGCTATGTTAGCAGGGGAATGCTTCCAAAATGCGCATGCGATTGCGATGCGTAAAGTCGGGAAATAAATAAATAAAAATATTATAATAAAATATATGAGTAAATTTCTAGATAAAGAATTATATTTTGAAGCAAAAAGAATAGCAGATAATACATATGAAAAACATAGTGCTTATAAATCTATGTTTTTAGTTAATACATATAAAAAATTAGGAGGTAGAATAGATGTTTCAAAGAAAAATAAATCTGGTGGAACTTTTAAATGGAATGCTCAAAAATGGAAAAATTTAACACCATACGCATTAGGTAATGTAAAAACTATAAAAGAAACACCAGCTTGTGGTTTTAAAGGTAAAAAACAAAAAGATAATCCTTCTATATGTAGACCAACTGTGAAAATAGATAAAACTACACCAAAATTAGCACAAGATTATACTAAATCACAAATAAAAAAAGCTTTTGAAATAAAAAAGACTGGTAAAAATATTAAATGGGATAAATTATAAATCAATATTATTTAAAAAGTTTATCTAAATTATATATTATGGAAATATTACTAGATGAAAATTTAGAAAAAGAATTAAAACCATATTTTAAAAAATATAAAAGTTTTTTATTAAATTATGATGAAAGTTTGGATGAATTTTTAAGCGATGATAATAACGCTTGGAATTTATTTATAATGAGTATAGTATCAGATAATAGTAATTTAAAAAAATGTGTAAATAATTTAAGATCAAAAGGTGTAGATGCAAAAGTTATAAATAAATACTTTTACTATTTTATAAAAATGAAATATAAGATGGATCATAAGCAATACTCATGGAATGAGCAAATTGAATGGGATATAGGATTAGATGATTGTGAAATTTCAACTACTAAAATGAGTTTTTTTTAATCTAATATAATATATATGAATAAATTAAAATTTGAAAAAAGTAAAAGTAAAAATAAAAAATATTCTGTTATAACACCAAGTGGAAAAAAAATTAACTTTGGACAACTGCCTTACAACCATTTTAAGGATACAACACCATTAAAATTATATAAAAATTTAGATCATGGTGATAAAAAAAGACAAAAAAATTATTGTGCTCGTAGTTCTAAAATTAGAGATAAAAACAATAAATTAACTAAAAATAATAAGGAAAGTCCTAATCATTATTCTATGATGTATTTATGGTCGTGTGATAAAATAGGATTTATGAATTAGTATTTTCTGTTGTATTATTAAATTCTTTTATTGGTTCTTGTTCTGATGGAACTTTACGCTCACAAGAAATACAGCCAAAATTAATATTAGTACATCTTGAATGTTGTATTTGTGATATTATTGAAACTATACCTTGAATACTAATCGTTAATATCATTGGTAAAGTTAAAGCGTTAATCATATAATACTATATAAATAAATAAATTTACTTTTACAAATTTTTAAAAATATAAATTAAGTAATTTTTATTTTATTTTTTTCTAAATTAAATATATATGTATAAACAAATAAAAAATTATGAAGGATTATATTGGATTGCACCAAATGGAATAGTTATTAATAAACATTATAAGATTGTAAAGTCCAGACAAAATAATAAAGGATATTTAGTTATAAATTTATATAAAGAAGGTATACCACATACTTTTCTAATTCATAGATTATTAGCTTTCACTTTTTTAGAATGTTATAATAAAAATTATGATATGGTAGACCATATAAATGGTAATCCATTAGATAATAGATTATGCAATTTGAGATTTATAGATAAAGCTGGTAATAATAGACATAGAATAAAAATTACTAATAAAAATGGTTTTATTGGTGTATATAAAAGAAATAAAAAATTTTGTGCTGTAATAAGGAATGAACAAGGTATAAAAAAATATTTAGGTATTTTTGATACACCAGAGGAAGCCCATAGTAAATATATGGAAGAATATAATAAAATTATGGAAAAGTATAGTTTTACAAGAATGCAAAGTTAATCAGATTCTAAATCAGAATCATTTTCAAATTGAACTAAATTAAAATTACTATAATATCGTTCTTTTTTTGGTTTTTTATTTAATATTAAAAGATGATTATATTTTTTTTTAAATGCTAATTTAAATACTTCTTCAATTTCTTCTTTTGTTAGGTCTGCCATTAACTCATCAACTATACAAGCTTTTTCTTTTGTATTTTGGATAACACTTCTTAATAAAAAAACTGAACTTGTATTAATTCTAAATATTAATGGTAATTGATTAAATTTTTGGCTCATAATCCAAATTGATAAGGAACCACCC